TATAATTCTTTTTACCGCCGTGTAAAAAGTTTTTCTTGCCTACATAGTACTTGTCATCAAGGATATTATGTATAGCATAAACAAAACCATGAAGGCCCACTGGAATAATAGGGTTATTACTAATCCAGTGACCTTGATCTTCATGGTTACTACCCGAGTCTATTAAAACTTTTAGGTCTTTATACTCCATCGTAGTACTCTATTACAGAATCAACTGCATCCTGTAAATCATAATGTACTTCTGTAGCATAAGTGTAAATGAATGGATGTTTAAACTGATCAGGATCTACAAGTGCTATTATAACCTTATCCCAATGATAAGCTTGAGCTACTTCCATAACCGTACCCCATTTCTTTCCAGGCATAGAGTCTCTTAAATCCGCTAGGATTACTCGAGATCTCTTTATATCTAGCAAGTCTTGAGCTGTGATACGTTTAAGTTTATTGTAAGTAGAAATACCATCATCCGCTTCTTGATCGTGAATAGGTGTACGTCTTGTAGGATGTAAACATTTAATGTCACATTCATCCAAACATTGTTCTACGTAATCACGCCAGTTATTCATATCTGAAATACTAACGTGCTCCATTGCACCTGCGGTATAAACATAATCGTCTTTCATTACTTAGTACCTTTCTTTCTTAAAGTAAATCTGTTAGCCCAGAGAACCTGAGCCAACTGAGTAGTGTAGTAACTAACGTTATACGAAGGAAGGATCCATACAGACCCGTTCCTTGTATCAACTCTAATTAATTTACTATCCATTAAAAGTCTTCACCTGCCCCTTCATAAGCAACATAGTCTGTTACTTGTAGAGCTACTAACATAGCTGAAACACCTGATTTACCACCGACATTCCAATCATAAGAGAATAATTTGATGTGACCTTTAGAGCCATTACCCATATTCTTTATCTTACTTGGAGCCATTTCCTCTTTATCTAAGTCAATAACTTTAGGTGGATCTTGTTCTTCTCCGTTAGCTTTAATTGCTTTACGTTTAATGTTAGCATACCAGGTTTTGTTCTCACCTGTCTTCATCTTGATACCGCTACTCTCTAGTTGAGCTTTAGTTGCTTCATTATCTGTAACAACTTGTACGTCCCACTGGAGTGTACCGAAGGGAGAATGTTTATCAACTAGTTTAGCCCAGTTAAATGTTACGTCTCTTACTACCATTACTTGATTAGCCATTATATTATTCCTTTTTTAATGGATTGTTATTGTATCAGAATGTAGTTCCACAATTATTTGTAGTACTATTTCTTCTACATTATCAGAGTTAACCTCATTGTTAACACTAATTTCGAATAGCTCTGTCATTACAAAGCTAGTTTTATCTTCAAAGACATCCCAGAATACTGGGAAATCTTGGTATCCGTTTACTGACAGATACTTATAATTAGCTATGGGGAATCTTACATTATCCCTCATCTTGCTTCTTGATTACATCAACAAGGTAATTAGCATACCATTGTATCTTTAATGCGTCCTGTTGTTTAGCATCTTTCTTACCTAGTCTTATACTATACTTAAGTATCTGACCTACTAAGTGTGACTCAATACCTTTGTGATGTGATAAAATATACTGCATTAGATCCATATACTCTAAACCTTCAGGGTAATTACCTGGAGGTATTACTTTGTAGTGAGCAGGATTTATAATACTATCTTTAACTCTTTCATTCATGTCTTTAAAGTCGCCATGAAATTCTGGTCTTTCTTCAGGATCTAATCTCATTAGTTCTCTTCCTTTCTCTCTATCATAAGTTATTAACTCATCCATAGTATCCATTCTTTCTGTTTCAGTTCTAGCGTGCATTAATCTGTGTACTATGTTAGCACGATTCATTTGAGTTCCTTTCTAGGGAAATAGCGTTCCCTTTTAATAATGGACTATACATTTAGATGTTAAGTCCCTTCATCATAGTACGTTTCTGTCTTGCTCGCATGGTACGTTCAGCCCATGTTTCATCAGCACCTAACGCCCATATCTTATCGTCTTGATTTGATACAGATAATATTAGATCTCTCACCTTAACTATCTTATCCATACGATCCATTACATTATGCCAATTAGCTTTCTGCATTTCAACTCTTGTACCTGTAAGTTGTAATACCTTAACAAAGTAAAGTGTTCTATTACTATCACTAGAATATTCTTCAGCGGATATAGTAAATGCTCTGCTACCTTGATACTCTAGTATCTGAAAACCTTTATCACCAACAGTATCAAACCAATTTTTATCTACTATTATATTAGGTCTATACCTTACAGGATCTGTATGAGTTATTTCTTTATTAAAGGTTGCTTTCTTATATGTATCATTAACATAAGTGTAATGCATTCTATACATAAAGTTAGAGTCTATGTGTTGTATCTTTCTGTTAAGGTTTAATACTTTATCTTGATACTTAGATCTTAATACATCCTCTTCTGTTTCATTAACTTTGTAATTAAGATAACAATCTTTCTTTAGTATTTCACAAACAACATCTGATACATGTTTACTTATCTCAGATTTAATATCACTCAAACCATTGTTATGATTAGCCATTTCTTTACTGTAGAACCTAGCCGTTTGATAGCTGGGTCCATAGCTAGAATAACTATAATAACGGTTATCATTTGAATTATTAATTAACATATTTAATTCAGCAGTAACACTACCATTTTTAATTGCATCATTAAACTTTTCAAATATATCTGACTTACATTTATCAACTAGATTTTTATAGTCATACTCTATATGTTCGGTTATATTGTTTAAGTAATTTATTAAACTATAATACCTATTAGCTTGATAAGATAAAGAAACTTTATTAACTGGAGCATCTTCATCTACATAATATTCTTTGGCTAGTTCTTTGTAGTTACTAAACATTGTTATATCCTTTCGTGTTTAGAATTTTACAGACACAAGTGTGCCGTAGGGGTTTTCAGTATTATTACCTGTTGATAACCATAATACAGGCTTATCTGGTTCTGTAGGCCAGTCCCAGAATTCACAGTCTGAGAAACAGAGTATAGTTTCTGTTTCAGGAAGACATTCTTCTATATATTTAAAGCCAGGAGACATATCAGTACCTCCACCTCCTTGTAGTTCTAACTCAGTTATATCTTCGTAAGGACTGAAGGTAAAGCATGTAGCAACATTAGTATCTACACATATAACATGCATATTAGTTGGCTTTAAACTTTCATTTATTGATTGAAGCTCTGATAAGAATACTTCTCTTTCTTTCTTAGAGACTGATGCCGATGTATCAAGTATTATAGATATAACACCTAAGTTTTCTGATATCATAGCTGGCATGTACATATCTAAGTCAGATAACATCTTACGATTAGGTCTTTTCCAAGAAGCATCTTCAGGGTTTCTGTTAATAAGATAAGTAGTTAAAAACGATTTCCAATTGACTTGTGGTGTTCTAACATTCTTAACTAGTTCTTTAAGTGTACCATTTATTTCCTGACCAGCTTTCTTAGCTTCTTCAGCGGCTGAAGCAATCATTTGTTTTACTTCATCTATAGCTGCTTCTCTAGCTTCACCTGTTAATGGCTTACCATTCTCATCTGTCATAGGAAATACACCACCCCATTGAGGCTCTTCATAGTAATCATCATCTATAATATCATATATCTCTTCAGCAGACATACCTTCATATTCAGAGTCAAGTAAAGCTCCTTCAGGTAACTCAAAGCCTTCTGCTTTTATCAGAGGATTTATAGCTAAGTCACAAGCTATATTCCATTTCTTAGGTGTTCTATTACCCATCCGTAGATGATGCATGAGTATAACATGATATACCTCATGTACTATAGTACCTTTAGTCTGACCTTCAGTGCACTTATCTACAAAGTCTTTATTCCATAGTATATTTGAGCCATCAGTACACATGGTATCAAAATCAGTAGTCTCTCTTATATTAAGTTTGAGTGCTGATGATCCATAGAAAGCGTGGTTGGCTACAAGTTGTATTACAGATCTACTTATCTTTGTTTGAGCATCCATATTATTATACTTTCAATTTAAGTTGCATTAATTCATAGAGTTCTTCTTCAGTAGGTATGAAGTTAGTATTCTCTATACGGTTAGTTATTAATCTATTAGCCCATTCTATCTCCTTATCTGTTGGTTCATCTTGATTAGCGGGTATGTAAAACAATTCTTCTTGCATTAACATATCGAGTGTAAAGGCTATTATATCACTTGCTACCAATATCTTTCTCTTTACGCCCAACTATATCATGGGCTAGAACAAACAGTTCTACTTCACTCATATCTTTATACTCTGATTTAAGTTTATAATACTCTTCTAATACTCTAGATAATCTTTCTCTTTCTTTATACTCTGCCATACGCATAGGATCATTATCTATATCTTTAAATTCTTCTGTCATTGTATTAATCTCCATACACCACTAATTAAAACACTTACACAAAACATTACTCCTATAAGAGAGAAACCTAGTACTGACCATGTAAATAGTGTCATAAGCTTTTCTTTCTTTTGTATCTCTTGTTTATGTTTATCTACATCAAAATATTTATCAGTCATTATCATAATCCTCTTCATCATTACACCAACAACAAGGCTCATCACTTGGATATTCCCTACACCAACAACATATTTTATTTAATATTGCTCTCATCTAACTGTCCTTTCTTTAACCCAAAGTCTTTTAAGTTTATTTTGTCTACCACCTTTAGCGCCTGTAGTCTGTCTATTTCTTTGTGCAGTCCACTGATCACCTTCTTTATAAGTACGTATACTAAATACTTCACGCATCCTTTTATTTTCAGCCTTACACACTGATTCATGTGCTAATCTAAGTCTATCTTCTACATCTAACATTATTCATCTCCACTTAATAAGCTAAGTAATC